TTTCAATATTTACTTGACCTGTTACATAGAAACCTGTAGGATGTATTGTATCTTTAAATGTTTTTCTCCAATCTACAATTGCACGACCTACTTTTATTACATAAGAAAAATCTTGATAGTATAAACTGTCTTGTACTTTCATAGTTGATTCTGATACATGACCATCTTCATTTAAGAATACACCATCTGTATCAACAATAGTATCAACAGTTGTAGAAGCTGTAGCAGTATCAACCCTTCTAATTGTTCCTGTTTCAGTTGATGTTGCACCTGTTAAAGTAACTCTTGTATCAAATACACCTGTTGGACTAGAAATCTCCATAAGTCCTCTAGATGAATCCCATGCATTAACAGTTGCACTTACAGTTGTAGAACCATCTGTTCCCAAACCACTAACAGTTTCTCCTACTGTAAAGTTGCCTGAAGCACCTGTTACAATTAATTGAGTTGGTAAAGTTAATGTAGGTGGAGTTGGACTATCTTCATAATCTTTTCCATATTCTACTACTTTTAATTTTATAACTTTTCCTATTTCTGAACCATAAGGGTGTAATGTACAACCACTACCACTAGTACTTGTTATTGAAGTTGTAGGTAAAGTACTCATACCAAAACCTGCATTTATAATTCTTACATCTGTAACATCATTACTACCTGTTCCAGATTCTTGTACAAATTTATCACCTGTATAATTATCATCTGACTGTGTAGCGTCTTCTAAGATAATATGGTCAAAAGTTTCCATACCATATGTTGATATATCTCCAGTTTCAGGTGCAATACCACCATTTACTACTGATACTTTTGCCGAACAAGCACCACCTGTATCATGTGTAAAGTTTACAACATCTCCTATTTCATAACCACTACCAGCATTTCCTACAAATATATCTGTTAGACTTCCTAGTCCTACTTCACCTATTTGTATATTTCCACCAACACCACCTGTATTTGAAATTGTAACTGTATCACTTGTTGAATAGTTTGCACCATCATTTGATATAGTTAAAACAGAAGGTATAGAAGTTATAACTAATTTTATGTAAATATCATCTGTATCAGTTTTAGTGCCTTGTATAGTTTCATCAGCAGTAAAAGTTCCTGTTATTGTATCTTCATTTAAAATAAATTCAGTTGTGTTTATACCACCTATATTAAATGTGTTTATTGTTTCTACAACAGCAGTAGCTTCTGATGTAACACCTGTAATAGTTCTACCAATTAAATCTGTAGGAGAACCTACTGTTGATACTGCTCTTAATATTTTTTTACTATCAAACTTTCCGTCTGATACTCTAAGCATATTTTCTCTAGGATAAATTGTTTCAGAGTTTTCATTAAATAACATTTTGAAAAATACTTCATTTGCTTTTGCTGTACCTTTTGCAAGATAAACTGAACGAATATTTTTTATTAAATTTCTTTTATTAATATTATCATCTAATTTTTCAGGCAATGTTGCCATAAATTCATTTCTAAATTTTGTTAAGAAGTTTGATAAAACTTTATCTGGGTCTCTGAAGTTTGTAAGTTGTTGAATATTCTGAACAGGATTAGGTCTATAATTGTCTAGTGTTGCACTTGCTGTTGATGTTGCACCTACAATAGTTTCACCATCTACAAATTTATCTTGTGCTGAAATAAAAAGTTTATCATTACTTAAATCTTCTACAAGAACAGTTGCTGTTGCACCTGATGTAGAACCTGTTATGGTTTCACCTTTTTCAAATTTACCATAAGATGATGATTCTTGTAATACTTTATCACCAGAACCTTCTTGTGTATTGCCTGATGAAATATGAGAAGCGTCTAATATTAATTTATTTGGATGTAAATCTGTTTCACTTTCTAATAGTACACCATCAGTTGTTTCAACACTTGTTACAGAAATTTCTGCCGATTCCATGAATGTATAATATTGTTTTATAAATTCTAAAAATCGAGGGTGTTCATCTAAAACAAAATCAGGTGCCTGATGTTTTATTATTGTAGATAATTTATTATTAAATTTTGCCATTAGTAACTAGATGTGGTTGTATAAGTTGTTCCACCATCTGATGTACCACTTGCAAAAGAATCTGTCTCTACTACTACTTGTGAATTAGCAACATCTATTTGTAATATTTGGTCTCTTACTGGTATAACATCATTTGAATTTGGTTTAACTGTAAGTTCTATAACAGTTGAAGCACTACCTCTAATATTTGATATTGAAGCAACATTTAATGATGTTAAAGTAATTTGTCCTGTTGTATAATTAATTGTGCCTTGTGTATTATTTTCATAAGTATTAACACCACTTACTAAATAATACATTCTAACATTTCCTTGACCGTCATCATTTAAAAACATTTCATTATCATTACCTGATATTTTAAATCCTGATGATTCTAAAATACCACCACCACTTGTATTATGGCCTGAATGAGGATTGTATAATGCATTTCTAAAATAAACTTGATATGTTATTGCACTAGATATTGTAGGTGTAAAATCTTTTCTAATTTTTAAAGTTGTTATATTTGATAAGATAGATGTATCTGTATCATCTATATCTTGCACTAATTGTGAATATCTAAATAGACCTTCAAATTTTTGTAAATTAGTAGAGCTATAATTTGTAATTGAAGTTATAACATTTGACCTTATTGTATCACCTGTTTTAGTTGTTGCATTTTCATCATACTTAACATTAGATGTTAAAAGTATAGATGTTGTTTCGGGTGTTACAATTACAGGTGTTACTGAAGCAACATTATATTTTTTTAAGTTATCTACAATATTTTGTTTTGTTGCCTCTGTTAAAGTTGAACCTGATTTAGGAACAACACCAATATATACTGTACCATAAACAGGTGTCTCAGCATCCTCTCCACCATATGCACTTATTGATTCTGCATTAGGATAAAAAGTTTGTGTTAAAGTTTCATAGTCTTTAACTGTAACTGCTCTATTTTGTGATTGATATTGTAAAGGAGCATTAAATCTAATTGAGTTATTTGATTGTGCAACACTTCCACCTTGTGCAACAGATACAGTTGAAATACTAACATCTGTAAATCCACCTACTGTTCCACCTAAAACAAATGATGAAGACCCATTACTAACTTCTTTGTTCGTTACAATATATTCTAAAGTTATAATGTTACCATCTGTAAGTGATTTGCCTAAAACACCATCACCAAAATAAACTTCATTTTTACCATCATCACATTCTTGTAAAAAATAAACTTTTGATGTTGAATCTAACTCTGTTAGTGTTTGAGATTTAGTATATGTATTTGTTGTAGTATCACTTGATGAGTTTTGTACTTTAACTTTTAATGTTGTAGTATCTGCCAAATTACTTGATAAAATAAATTTTTGGTCTACATCTGAAGAATCTACTGTATAAGAATATGATACAGATGTGCCTTCATAGATTTTTACATTTGAAAATTTATAAACACCATCAGTAGGTGTAGTCGTTATATCTTCATTTGTCAAAAAATTATAAGTTACTCGATTTATTTGAGTTGTAAATGTAGTTCCTTTTATCATTGTAATTGAGGCAACAGTTGTAGGAACATTATTAACAGTTATATCAATTGTTGCCATTGGTGATGTAACTGATGTAGGCGTATAACCTAACTGTCTTGCTAATGAAACAACATTTTTACGAATGTCTGCACTATCAAGATATAATTCATTTGATAACATGTTAGCGTTATATGATAGGTAATGTGTATTGTATGCTAACAAGTCTAACAATACCGACATACCTGAACCTTCAAAATCATAGTCTGAAAATTCTGCCTGATTTTGTAAAAATGTTTTTAGATTGTTTCTTATACCATCATAGTCTAATTCAGAAACATCTAGTCTATTACTAATTGCATTTGCCATATTATCTTAATCTCTCTAAAAATGTGTCTACTACTACCGGTTCTTGTGAACCTATTATTGTAAAATGAATACTACAAGAATATGAATTTAAATCTGGATTTGACCTTATTTTAATATCACTTAAAGATATTCTAGGTTCATATTCATTTAATATCTCTGCAATTTTAAGTTGCATAAAATGTGATGTTAATTCTGTCATAGGTTCAAATAATAAACCTCTGATACCAGAACCAATCTCTGGCCTAAATGGTCTTTCATAATTATTAGTATTAATTAAGTTTCGTACACTTCTCTTAATAGCTTCAGCGTCTGTAAGTTTATTTACATCCTTAGTTACTGAATTTAAACCAAAGTCTAAGTCTAGGTCTTTAAAAGTCCTACTAGTTCTATTAGATTCGTTTGTATTTGTAGCGTCCCATTTTGGCATAACGCTAACTATTTATACAGACTAGGCTGTTCTTTTCCACATATAGACAACAATATATGGTTGAACATTATTGTGAGCGTCTCCACTACCTGTGAAACTTGTATTAACTGCATTACCTATTCCTGTGCCAGCGTCTGCAACAAACTCTACATTACCAGCTGCACCACCAAATCCTGCTGTTGAATCCCTAGAACCTGTTTGATGTCTATGTGAAGGTAATTCAGCAGTTGTTAATGTATGAGTTTTAGACCCACCTGTTTCTTCTGCACCATCAAAGTCTGTATCTGAAGAATCAATACCTACAAGAACACGACCTGCACCAAAAGTTGCCCATGTTCCAAATCCTAATAGTGTACCTGGATTTGTTGCATTACTACAATTCATATAAATTGAACCTACAGGATATGCATTTGCAATTGTAGCAGTTACGCCTGTTAATGTTGTAAATGAAACTTGACCACTACCATTTGTAGACATAACTTGTCCACTATCACCATCAGTTGTAGGCATAACATACGAACCATCACCACCCAAATGTGTGAAGTTAGCATCCATTTCATCATGAGTTAATGCTGAACCTTTATTACTTCTTTTTGTTAATGCCATTAGTAGTTCTCTATTGCTGTTCCATTTTGTATTGTTGAATCACCTGTTGTATCATCAAAAAATCCACCTACATAAGATATGAATACACCACTTACTGTACCAGGATTATTTTCTATATAGTCTCTTTCAAAATATTCAAAGTCATCTAACTGGTCAGCAAAAAATGTGTCTGGGTCAATACCTTGCTGAGTATTATCAATATTTAGTACTGTTGTTATATCTTCATCAGTTCCTAAAGCTTCTTTTGGTTTTGTTATTGTAACTTTAAGAGTTGTATTTTCACCTGCCTCTACAATCTCTGCTGAAACATTTATTTCTTTTGTGGGGTCAGTACTTGTTTCTTTTGTTACATCTACACCAAATTCATTTACTGCCATTATATACCTCTATGCATGAACACTACCAGAACCCATAGCTGCAAATGTGGGGTGAAAATAT